AGGTACGTATTTACGCTCCATCTTTGGGCCTCTCTACGAGATTCTTAATTTCCACCTTCTCAACTTCTTCCATCTTCTCTAGAATCTCATAAGCCACATGAACAGCGAAGTCCAATTCACCCTTGTACTTGGAATGTAGTATCTTGGCTATTTGCTTTACTCTCTGGCTTCTAGTCATTTTCCTTCACCGTAAATTCTTTGGAACAACACAGACAGAGATATCTATGTACAGGTGCATTCTCTCTGTGTCCTGTTGTACCAATTAATTCAATCATGTCCGGTCTATCATTCTTGCAGTGAGGACACATCAGGGGTTTCATTTGTTTTCTCCACCACCTTTTCAATGACACGCACATGAACTGCACGCCATCCCTTACCCTCTACTTTCAATGGTGTAAATTCCACTTGCATTCCAGTCTTCAGTTCAAGGAATGTCATAGTGTCCTGTCGGAGTGCAGTCCAATGAAAGAAGATTCGTGTAAACTCAATTTCCTTGGATGAGATAAAGCCCCATCCTGATTTGCTGACCTTGATGATACGTCCAATTATTTTAGTGTCCGTCATTTAAGTCACTCGTTAAAAATCGGGGGCACGTCCGTAACCTGCAACACTGGCAGTATTGGACGCACCCCCTATCACCAAGTAGTCACACCAGTACTAACTTATGCTATAATGGGTACCGAATCCCAACATCGGGCACCATAGCAAGCTCTAGTAACCTGGCTACTACTTAGTGAATACCTAAGTTCCCTCGTCTTCCTCTACATCTTCCGGTTCGTCCTCATCCTCGTACTCGTCATCTTCATCAATGAGAATGTCATCCTTCTCGTCGAGTACGGTTTCTTCCTCATCTTCTGAGGGCGTGTTCTCAGCAGGTTCAATTTCTTCCTCTTGTTCCTGCTCCGGCTCGTTGACGGAAGATGTAATCTCGTCGCCGTACACTTCGTCGCCTGAATACAACATGACAGTCTCCTTTGCAGTTAGTAAAAGCACCCGCCAGTGTGGGCCACTTTATCCACACATTCATTTCAGACACTCTCACCGCTAGCCTCACGGTTAAAGTCTCCAGCTACCATGTAGGTTATAGGTTTAGCTACATGGTTGGCAGGTATACTAGTTACGGACTACGAACGCACCACGCGATACTTGTGGTTGCACTTGTTCACGAGACGACCGTTGTACGTGTCGTTCTCAATGAACGCCTCAATCTTCTTGCCCACTGCGCTATTGAGGTCATACCGCGCATTGGCCTGAATGTCCACACCCAATCCACGCAGGAATCCCTCGATGAATCCACGCGCCTTGGGCTTGTCGTTGAACTGCAATTCAATGGGAACGCCAGCGAAGTCCTGCGAACCGTTGTCCGCATTCTTTTCGATGACAGTTTCCATATGGCAGTTGTTGGACTGTCCATCCTTGGTGGGCGTCCACGTCCTGTGGCCCTGAATGTCCAACACGTACCACGCAGGCTCCACAACCTTATTGCGGAGCAGGTCCGAGTCCGAGAAACTGATGATGGTCATACTGTGTCCTCACTATGCTAGAACTTCGTAGTTGGAGTGTACTGCGTCTGTAGAGTGGCGATGGCAGGTTTGATATAGGTTTCGTACAGAGGCTTGTCAGCAAAGACAATCTCCCTATTCAATCCCAATGCAGTACGAGCGAAATCATCGCCAGTGTGTTCAGTCAATAAACTATAGTCACCTCCTGCTCCTTCCAACATACCCTTCTTGATGTTGAAGTGGTATACCTCACCACAGTATGCTGGAATCTTTGGCGCTACCTTCTTGCCAGCAGTTACAATCGTCCTGCTGACGTGGGTGGTATTGTTCGTCGTATTGCGGTATTCCGCTTGAACGACGTGTGCGATGAGGATGATGTTGACCTTGTGGAATGCATTGATATCTTTCGTCAATGCAATAAGCTCCTGCAAGGCCGCGCTCTCAGCGTTGTAATCCTCAATCTCATTGACCGCAATACCCGCAATCAATTTACCTGCGGCTGCACCTGATTGACGAGTAACACCGTACTTCATCTTTACGGTCTGTCGCAACGTCATGTCAGCCATGCTCGTGATACTATCGAATACGAGCGTCTTGTACGGGCATGTAGTCTGAAGTGTTTCCAGCTTCTTACGTGCCTTCGTCCAATCGTCGTAATCCTCGTATGAAACTGTTTTAGGGTCAATTCCCCACTTCTTCATGGGCAAATAGATTCCATTCATCTTTCTATCCCATGAGAACCAATACTGTGGACCGGGGAATGATAGAGCCTGTGTAGATTTCCTAGTACCAGGCTCTCCCTTGAACATACAATACAACCCCTCGAAATTAACGTCGCTCATCGTTGGCATGGTCACTCTCCTCAGTAGGTGACTCATCGCTAATCATAAATACGATTAGCTGTTTGTGAACTAACTCCTTTACTGATTGGTCCCAGTCTCCAAAGTCTGTATTGACTTGAAGCCAATCAATAAACTCTTGTATGCGGTCAGACAGCAAGCGCACAGAACTAACTCACTTCCCACCATTAAAAGGAAGTACCCTTTGATTTGGGTCAGCCTCTTTCATCTCGACTATCACGTAACCAATGACCGTAGGGTCATCACAAGATTCCGTGACAGGCTCAATGGTAATGTTGTTGAATTGTTCCCTGTCATTGTCAATGAAGATAGGCAACTTCAATGCACTGACAGGCAAATCATGGAGCGCCGACAACAGTTCCTCTACTGTCATTAGTCTATCTCCTTATTACGGGGGTCCCATACAGGGGCCAATTGATACTCATTACGCAATACTTCCTCGCGCATACCTCTGTCCGCCTCACATACTGCCTTGTAAGGACACGGACCATACAGAGTATCGCAGTGCGAATAGTTAGGGGGCCAGTATCCAGATTCCTTGAACTGTAGATACTTGTATGCGTAGTATGGTACAATCTCGTTGCGCCATTCTTCTAGACGGTCTGCTGAATATGGCACCACCTCTCTTGTAAGACGCTCATCAATCTTCAGGGTAGTTTGTAACCCAATCTTATTGACGAGCACGTTGCGTGCATTCAGCAATACGCAGTGACCCATGAACTGATTACTCAGTGTAGTCTTGTCACGACGCTGCTTGAATGTCTTGTGGTCCATAGATACGATACCAATCTGATTCGTATCTACGATAAGGTCAAACTTCGCCTTCCATAGTACACGAATCTCATCATCCTCGTAGATGACTTCACTACGTACTTCCTCTACTGACAGAGGGATGAGTGCGTCATTGATGTAGTGCGCGAAGTACTGCTCACACGTCTGTAATGCAAAGCGCCAGCCTACAGTCCACTTATCGTTCTGCTCTGGTGTATTCGTCATACCAGGGTATTCTTCTGGCTGATGACCACACGCAGGATTCTCGTCACTCGTATGGTTCGCGCAATGAGGACACCCTACAACAAACAATTGTCCTGCGGCCAGTGCATTACCAATTGCTGTATTGCGTGGGAATCCATCAATCTTATGCTGGTAGTATATCTCCAGCACTTTATGGATAAGACCACCCACTTCTAGTGAATTAGACTTACCCTTCATGGGGATAAGTCTATGATTGAAACGTATGTCAGTGAAGCGACCGCACCCCGCTAGGGATGACAGTACGGTCGCATCAAAGCCTACATTCTTTTTGGTAATAAGAATGTCAGTCATTGTCCAGTGCTTTCTTGAACTTCTCAATACGAAGTTTCAATGCGTTGTTCTCCTTGACCGTTGCCACAAGGTAATCTCGCAGGTCTTGTAGCTCCTTGATTACGTTGTTCAACACGTCTACAGATACGTCCATCTGTTGTGGTTGAACCTTACGGCGTGTAGCTTTGGGAACACCAGTGCGCTTCTTACGCAGTACACTCACCATCTGAGCAAGTGAACCTACTGTAGTCTCGATGCCCATTTCCTTTGCTTTGGGCATCAGGATATCGCGTGCATTGTCCATTGGACCTCTGGAGAAATCAATGAACGGATGCAGTACGTGTAGTTTTTGAACAATCTTCCCGCCTGTCTTACGCAGGACTGGTGTAGTAGTCACAGTAGTCTCCTCGATAGTAGTCACAGTTTCTTTCCTTGTTAGGTCAAGCAGTTCTCTTACCTGCCTGACAATCATCCCTGTTCCAGTGGGATTGAATATGGTTACTTGTCGCTTACGTGCTTGCTTGATGATGTTTGTGAACGCATCATGTCCTATGAATCTTGTGACGAACACGGCGCGTACTTTCTCTGGTAACTCCTTTGTGAGCCAATGCTCATTCTGCGACTCCCACATAATGATACGTGGGTGTTTACGTAACTCATCGTCAAAGTTACTGGCCTTTGTACCTACGATGAGTATACTCCCATACGACAGTGGTTGCAGTGGCTTGATATCGTTTGGGTGCAGCATAATCAGACTTGACGCTTCTCAGCGCAGTCCTCACATAGTGGAACTTCATCCACATAGCCTGTGTCACGTTCAGGTGAGTCGGCTACAAGGACAATTGTAGCCTCTCCACCACACTCGTAACATTTCTCATTCTCCCTTGCCGACTGTATCGAGTACGTCATTTTCATATTTCACCTCAGTTATAGAAAGTATTCTAGCCTTTAGTCTGTCGTATGCGTCCCAGTCCACTTTCTCTGACTGGGACCATACATCTCTCAGTGCGCGTGCTTCATCATCAGGTATTTCCATTCGGCTCCTTTGGAGGGAAGGTAATCCCCTCACCATACTTCCACTCAAAGCAGCAACAGTCACCACCATCTGTAATGATGACGCGCTTTACAAGTCCCATCTTGACGCCTACTGACGTACAGTAATGCTTCGCGGCGTTTACTGCTTCCTCAGCGGATACGAATTGACGGACGTATTCATACGTGCCGTCCTCGAAGAATTGTACTACAGAGTATTCGTTAGTCAATGTCAGCTCCCATGATGATATGAATGGATTTCACATCATCTGGAAATTCATCACTAATCAGTTCGATGATTTCATCTGTGATGGCTTTCTTACCATCCTCAGTGACACCATCATCGAATTTGATTTGCAGTACGACTTCTTTACTCATCGTCTTCTGTCTCTTTCTTTTCCTTTGCTTTCCAGAGGTCTGCCTCTACGCGGCGAAACTCACTGTACTTACGTTCCAGTTCGTTGTCCTCGTATTCCCGCGCATCACGCGGCAACCACTCAATGAACATTTGAGCACGGTCAAATGCATCATGGTCATCCTCATCCATGAACACAGGCCCAAATGCCCAGTCAGTAGACGATGAGAACATGATTGCACTCTTTGTAATCGAGTGCTCGTGCTCGTATCCTTGCAGAATGCGGATACCCATTATTCAGCCCCTCCCTGTGATAGAGCCTTTACGAAGTATACCATGTAGATTAACATGGCAATCACACCTAACATCTTCATTTCGATTCCTTCCTCTCGTAGTTTACCGTACTGTAGTTGTCCGCGTGCCTGCATTGCTTGCACATAGGAACCATCATTGCAACAATTCCACGCTCCAATAATTCATTGTAACGGTCCATCCATTCCTTCTCCGTTACAACTCCACCACACTTGATGCATTTCATGTCAGTCTCCTTTAGGTGGGGTTCCGTCATTTTACATGCTTACCGCAACCCCAAAGCATTCACATAACCTAGTGTATTATAAGCCACTCTAGGAGGCTAGGTCAGCTTGCCTACTGACCCATGAGCTACAATCTCCGGTAGCAGGGATACAGCGTGGGGACTGGTTCTTTATATGCAGCCCCTTCTGTACCTAGCGCAATAAGTCCTTGCACACGTCACGCACAATGCAATGCGCGATGAAGTGTTTACGTCCTTGGTCTATGGCTACCATAGCCCGCACGTAACACTCGTTGATTACTTCCATGCGAAATGACGTAGCCAGCTCGCGTGTCTGGTGTCTATCGCCATTACGCGCTTTGGTGAGCAGGCGAGCGTATGCCCAATCACACGCTCTGTCCTGCATACCCACAGTTAATTCACTCATGCTGCCTTTCCTTTCTTGGCCTTGTGAGCCTTGACGATGGATTCCGCCAATTCCTTCATGATGGAATCTTCGCTCCACCTCACTGCCTCACCCTTGTTCATCAGACTGTGGAACTGTAGTCTCTTACGTTCCACAATTGAATCCAGCTTGGGGTCTGTAGTCGTCAGACCTTCCAGATGCGCGTATACGGCGCTTACTGATGTTGCTACTGAACCGATACGAATGAAACGACCCTCACACTGTTCCTCTTTACCGGGATTCCATTGACGTTCGTGCATCACGCAATCGCAACACGTCTGGAGATTGAGTCCCTCACCAGATGCCAACTGACTTGCGACCATGATAACACGCTTGTGCATATTGAACTCGTCGCAAATCTGATTGCGCTTGTACGAGTCAATATCCGCCGTGATAGACAGGACAGGGATGTAATCGGGATTGTCCTTTCCATCCTTTAGTTTTTTCTGCCCGTATTTGTTAGTCAGTTCCTCAAGCAGAATTGCTTGCACGTCCTTGTGGTGAGCGAAGATACAGAGCTTACGGTCAGTATCCTCAACAAATTCCTCTACGTAATCCAACGTGGTAGGAATCTTTGCGAGTGCAACCAGATGGCGCATCTTTGCCATTGCAGCAATGATTGCCATACCCGTAAGACCCTCAGCCTGTGCCTCATACCACTGCACGAATGCCTCGACAGCCTCATCGTATACACCTTCCTCTTGTGGTGTCATTACGACGTTCAGCTTCGTGCGGTTGACAAGCGGCAGCTCTGGTAGAACTTCTTGCCTCTCACGCCGTATACAGAGGTCTTTCGTAAATTCCTTGAACTGTGGAATCTTACGAATACCACCCTCTTTACGGAAGTTGCCCTGCCAGTAGTAATCGACCCAATCATACTTGAATCGTTCCTCACTATGGAACTTCATTGGGTCCATCATGTTGAACACGGGGAACAATTCACTTCCACGATTGTTCCACGGTGTGCCTGACAGGGGGATGACCTTACGTCCCTTGACGACGCGACGAACCATCTGAGTGCGTGTGCTGTCTACGTTCTTAATCTGTTGGCACTCATCAAGGATTACGCACTTGATACCAACACGATTGAATTGCTCTATGTCAAACCCTGAGTTTACGACCTTACCAGATTTCATGGTGCGTGTCTTAGGCACCAGCATGTCATACCCAATGATGTA